CATTAACTGCAAAATTGCAAAACTTCTTGGGTGCAGTATTTGCTCAAGTTGTGTCTGCTGTTAGACAAGCTCTAGCAAACTTAGCAGAACAATTAGAACTTGTTAATTTGTTGGGTGGTGCTACTGGTGCTCCCTTTGTTATTTTTACAACAATTCAATCAGCAGTTACTACAATTCTGAGTTCACTATGTAATATTGACCAGCAGTTAATTGGTTATATTTCAGACCCAGTTGGTAGTGTAATTGGTTTTATTGAGAGTCTGTTAGATGGTGCCATTTCAAAAGCAGAAATGGTTCTATCAGGTGTTCAGGAAGTAATTAACCAAGTAGTTTGTAAAGTACAACAAATTCTTGATCAAGTTCTTCAAATTGTTGATACTGTTACTACCATTGTTGATGGTGTTAAGCAAGCACAAGAAATTATTAATGCCTGGAAAGATGCAAGTGGTATCTTTGAAGAAGGTACAGACTTAATTAAAAAGGGTATTACATCTATCAGTGGTCTAATTGCACTGTTTATTAAGTTTGCAACGTCTGGATGTAATAGGGAACCCAAAGGTGGTAAAGATACTGTTGGTTGGTATCCTTTATTCGGTGTTACTCATTGTACTGATGCAGAGTTAGACCAAATTAATAAAATTAGAGGAAAAAGTAGAGGTAGTTGTGGTGATAATGGAAGTGGTGGAGGATTCTTAGATTCATTCTTCTCCGAAGCAGATCCATATTTAACTCAAGCAAAAACTTTCCTGGATGGTTCCTACGAAATGTGGGTTGGTACTCCTGGTCGCCAAGCAAGTGTTAAAAAATCTGCTAGTGGTACAACTACAACTAGTATTCGTGCAAACAATGCTGAGAATCAAGAACATGTAGCAAGAGGGCAAATTAGGAAGGAAAATCCTAATGCCACTGAAGAAGAATTAGAAGCAAAAGTCAAAGAATCTGTAAAATCTTCTACTGGTGGACAAGGTGATACTGGTAACCTAGTTGCTGATCATACTTCATATGCTGGTACATCTACCATAGAAGTTCATGGTGATGATTGTAAAGCAGTTGATGGTGATAAAGTAGTTAACGTTGAGGGTGATTATTTCCTCAAAGTTACTGGTGATTGTCATATTGAAGTTGGTGGTGGATTCTTCTTTGGTGCTGAAGGTTCACCAAAGGTTGCTGATAAGGATGGAGAAAGTAAAGATAGTGATATTCAAAAGCATACCATTCGCTTTGGTTCTGACGTTGATGTGAATACTGTTGGTGCTAAGTTTGAATTGCAAGGTGCTGAAGCAAACTTTGCATCTTTATCTACCAAAATTACTGGTAGTATGTTTGAAAACTCTGCATCTAATCAGTCATACTCTGGTGCAGAAATTATTATTGCAGGTAGTAATTCCGTTGAAATAAGTACACCTCACCTTTATGAATTTATTAACGTCCCTTCAATATTACCTGTAATTACAACTGGTATTACTAGATTGGTTGGTGGTTCTGTTGATACTATCATGACACCTGGACTTAGCACTGATGCTATTCCAAGATATACTGTGGTCAACCCTGTTGGTCCTATCTCTCTGACATGTGGTGCAACAGGATATAACTGTAACGTTACTACAGGAGCATTTAATGTTAACGTTGTTGCAGGACTTATCAACATGAACGCATCAGCAGCTGCTACTTTTAACGCTGGTGCAGCAATAACTATAAGTGCTATCGGTGTTGTGACAGTTACTGGACTGTCCATCTTCCTCAATTGATGCTTGACACTCTTCCTTAAACCTGCTATACTACATAGGTACAGAAGAGACGCTCATGGACTCCCTCTCACACATCTTTGTCAACTTCTCAAAACGAAAAGTAACTCTCGTAGATGATGAAGGTTATGAAAAGGATGTTCAATGGCAATTCAATTCTGTAGGTGCTGAAGGTTTCTCTGAAACAATTTCACAAATACAGGAAATTATTGATAACGACTTGATTACTTATTGCTTTGCTGTACGATGATTGGACCGATTGGAATTACCCTGGAACAAGCAGAAGATAACTTTGAGTTTCTTTTAGATCTCACTGATAATCAACATGTTTGTTGGAAGATTACTCGTCCTGATGGAAAGTCTGTAATGATGGTTCCTGTAAACGAAGTATCTCCTATTCCTGATGAAATTCAAAATCAAGTAGAAGAATTTCAAAAACAATTCTTAGAAAGTAAAAATGACAGTTGAAATTTTTGATAATTTTTTGCCAGAACATGATTTTGTTATTTTAAAACAACTTATTGTAGAAGATCCAGCAGATCAATTTCCATTTGCAATGTTAACTCATGTCGCAAATGGAGAAACAGATGAGTATGAACATTGGAATTGGATGGGTATACATCCATTTTATAAAGAACATCAACCAAGAAGTCCTCATTTTAACATGATTGCTTCAATGATTATTACTCGATTAGAAGAAAATCATGACTTACGTTCTTTAATTCGTGTCAAAGGTAATTTCTATCCCTGGACAGAAACAATTAAAGAACATGAATTCCATGTTGATTACACCTATAATCATCGAGCAGCAATTTTTTCTCTGAATACCTGTGATGGGTATACGTTATTTGATGATGGTACGAAAGTCGAAAGTGTAGAAAATCGTCTTTACATTTTTAATCCTCAACAAAAGCATTGCTCTAGTACAACTTCTAATGATAGAGGACGATACAACATTAACATCAATTTCTTATGAGACCCGAAACTCGTGAATCAATGGAAAACCTTTGGTCCGCCAAATGGAATCTTCCTAAAGCAGCAAGAAACTGTAATCTGACAGATAAGGAGATGAAAATCACCTTTAACGAGTATTGTGCTTTTCATCCTCCTACCTGGGAAATTGGTAACACCAAACAAATTGGTATCCTTTATGTTGATGGGAGTGTGGCGGAATCGGTAGACGCACCAGACTTAAAATCTGTTGACCATTAAGGTCGTGGGGGTTCAAGTCCCCCCACTCCTATATAACTGGGGGAGTACAAAAGATCTGCAATGTAGAAGCAGCGCCCCCAATCAACGCCTCCGTAGCTCAGTGGTAGAGCAGGGCTTTTGTAAAGCTCAGGTCGCAAGTTCAAATCTTGTCAGAGGCTCTCAATCCTCTATAGCTCAGTTGGTAGAGCAGGTGACTGTTAATCACCCTGTCCCTGGTTCGAGTCCAGGTGGAGGAGTTAGTAAAAAATATATTATGAATTATCAGTATCCTTTGTACGCACCATATTGGAAGGTTGACCTCTTTCATAAATCATGGTATAGTACACTCAGTTCTCTTTTTAAGATGATCAATGTCAAAGACAACGAAGACGGTTCGTTCGTCATCGAATGGGACGAAACCGATGAAGCAGAAAGTATCTTCAACGACTGGACCAAAGAAGACTTCACAAACTTCCTCCGCTGGGCAGCAGAAGAAGAACTTAGTAAAGACTCAGACAAATCTGGAGAAGAATCTGGAGAAGATGGCGACACCTCCAAAGAAGCGACAGAGAAAGACTGGGAAGACTTCTGGAACGGTCCAGAAGCAAACAAAGGTGAAAGTAGTAAACTCCCGTAAAAAGGATTTATTTCCTTGGGTTGAAACTTTTCCGTACTTCATGCAAGACATGAGTGAGAACAAAAAGTGTTGGTTTACCTGTGAAGAACATGCTGAGAAGTATGTCAATAGATACAATTGTAATTACAAACTTTATCTGTATACTGGTAAATGACACAAGGTCTGAGTAAATACGACTTTGGTGGACTTGAGAGGCATCCTGCTAACATACTAAGATTGATTAGTGAGTTGGAAGGATCATATCAACTCTGTAAATATATGGGGTTTGAAGATGATATGAATACTCTTGATGAGATGAAAAAACCTTATTATAAACTGTATTTCAAAACCGTAAAAATGCAAAAACTTAATGATAGTATTCCTTCTCACCTAAAAGATGAATGGAAATCCTATCTTGCTGTTTGCGAATCTCTCAAGGTAGAACCTAACTCAAAGAGATTCCTGAGATATAATGAATTATATCCGTATAAATAACCTTGTAGCAAATCGTGTGACTATTCGTGGGAACCAGAAAAATTTCTCAGTTGGATACTATTTCAGACGCGAATCTGTCGGGAGAAGCAATTCTTCCCGTTGTCGTATCTGACCCTTTGATTCCCAACCGAAAGGCAAAAGTTAATCAACTCTTTCGTGGAGTATCTCAAGGTACTAAAGCAGCACCTGGACTTACTTTTGACCTGGATCGAAATACTGGTTTATATCAAAATGCATATGACCAAATTGGTATTTCATTTGGTGAAGGTGGTGTTTATTATTCCAGAATTGATAATGGGGGAGTAAGTTCTTCTCTTTATATTAACGCTGTTGATGATACAGCAGACAATACCGACCTTGTTTTTGCACCAAAGGGAACTGGTTCTGTAAAGGTTACTGGCACATTCTTGATGTCAGATGACCAATTTGTGTTAGAAGACGCACAAGGACCAAAGGCACGATTTGAAGTTGGTAATATTGGTACTGGTACAAATACCAGGATTATGACATTACCTGCTATCACTCAGGGTAATGGAACAACCTTAGTTGGTGCTGATACTACACAGACATTGACGAATAAAACTATTCTCATTGATGAGGATAATTTTGTTCTTGTTGATGGTCAAGAGGAAGCAATCTTCCAGATTAATTGGCCAACTACAGTCGATACTCGTCGTTCTTATTTTTTACCTGATGCTGGCACAGTAACTACAACTGCAGAACCAACTGCTACAACATCTACATTACTTGATACAAAAACCGAACAAATTGTTCTTAGTAAAACTTTAGTAAATCTAAAACTTGCTGCTAACGCAGAAGTAACTACAAACTGGGTTCAGTTTAATACTGATGCACTTGATGCAAATAGAATTATTACTGTTCCTAACCAGAATCTGACTCTGGTTGGTGTTGATACTACACAAACATTATCAAACAAATCAATTGAGGGATTGATTTTATCTGATGCTACAGATCCAACTAAAAAGGTTGTATTTGATGTAAGTAATTCTAATACACAAACGACGAGCACAGTATTTTTTCCAGATTCTCCCCTTCTTAATTCTGCTGGATTTAGAAACACTGTTGTTACAGAAAGAGCAACACAAACTCTTATCAATAAAACTCTAACTGACGTTACCCTAAATACATCAGGAGCAACAGGTAGAGTTGATATTATTTGTGATAATATTACAGATATTAGAACAATTCGTTTCCCAGATGCTGATGCTACACTGTTGTCTACAAACAACGTAACTTTAGACAATGTAAACTTTGGCGCTGGTATTGGTGCTAATAACTTAACGGGTCAAACAAGACTTCAACAATTCTTCTACGCAGGGTTCTAATTAACAATGGCAGACCAAGGACTTTTAGGGCAAGCAAAGCCCGCAGGAACTACAAATACATTGCTTTATGGGGCACCCATTGATTCATCTGCTAGTGCGGTTTTGACAATCGCAAATGATGGAACTGGTGCTGCATACGATGTAGCAATCAAAAATTATGATCAAGCGTTAACCCTAGACGCATCTTCATACTTATTGCATGAAGGTGATGTAATCACTGGATATCGATTTACTTTAGGAACTCCTATTGACAGCAATTCAAATTTAGTTCCCAGTAATACGATTACATCTGCTGATGGAGAAAAAACTGCACAGTTTGAATCTTTTTACGTCCCACCTTTTACTGAGATTGATGTAAAAAACGTTGCAATTCGTGCAATTACAGTTGAATCTGTTAGCGGTACATTTGCTATTGGTGATACTTTAACTAAAGGTAGTTCTCCCAACAATACAGATGCTTTAGTTTATGCTGTTGTTACTGGTGAATCTAATACCATTATTCATATCGGTCCTTCTACATTGAATGGAACTGGTACAGAATTTGCAGATGGTGATTCTGTAAGCACTGCTGGTGGTGCTAGTGCAACTGTTTCTACTGGTGGTGTTGGTTCTGCTAATAATGAATTTGTATTCTCCACCGATGGGAGTACTTATAATCTGTTCCTTGGAGTAGACTTAACTATTTTCAAAGATAGAAGTTATCGCTTTGATACTTCAGATTCCTCTATGAGTGGTAGAGACTTTAGTTTCTCTACAACCATTAATGGTGAGTGGGGACCAGATAATACTGCTGGAACAGAAGACGATGGTTCGGAATATACTACGGGTAAGACTACAAATGGCACTGCTGGTTCTGGTGGCGCTTATGTTCAATTTGACTTCTCAGCAGACCCTAACTTAGGCACAACCTTATATTTTTATGATGGTGGTACAGGAACTGCTTCAAATGCAAATTTTGGCGGAACCGACCGTTTCCTCAGTTTGAGCACAGATTTTACATATAATGAAATTTATGTTTATGAACTTGCAGGAACATGGGCTAATTCTAGTGATAGTTTCACCGCTGGTGGTACGTCATTTACCTTAACAGGACAAACTGCTGGTCCATATGGTTATGTTCGTTCTTATAGTTCTACGACACTTAAGGTAATTAAGGGTACTGGTTCTGCAGATTTTGCTGGAACTAATGTTTTCCAGGATTCCCCTAAAGATGGAACTGCATCACGTTCTATTGTTACCGTAAGTAGTGTAGATGTTGCTACAACAGCGGTGGGAGTAGAAAATTTCATTAGTAAGGATAAAACAAATGCTGCAAACAATGTTGATAAACTTACATCTCTCGTCATTGGACCTGGTGAGCGTTTGATTGTTGAAAGTGCAACTCAAAATAATGTATTCACTCTTCTTGGATTTGAAGATGCTTCTAATGCTTTTACTATTAGAAACTTCGTAGAATCCGCAGCAGGTGGGGGTTGATTCCTCCGTCTAATAAATAACTAAAAACAAGTATAAGAAATGGCTCTTACTCGTCTTAAGAATATTATTACGTCCAGAACTGGACGTATCATTTACGTCAACCCTGATGATTTCGACGCTTCGGATGCCATTGACAATAGAGGAAACTCTGCTCTGCGCCCATTCAAATCTCTTCAAAGAGCATTTCTTGAAGTTGCTAGATTTTCATATAGAGTAGGTTTATCGAATGACGAATTCGATGCCTTCTCAATTATGCTGTATCCAGCAGAGTACATCGTTGATAATAGACCTGGAGAAGTTCTTTATACAAATGTTCCTCCCATTGATTCTAACTCTAATTTAGATCTTACATCTCCTAATAACGTATTATATAAGTATAACTCAGTTGAAGGTGGTATCATTGTTCCTAGAGGTTGTTCCCTCGTAGGTACTGACCTTCGTCGTACAAAAATTATTCCCAAGTATATACCTTATCCTACGACTTTACCATCTAAAAATATCAATAACGAAGGTCAAGTTCCTCCTAGAACAGCAATCTTTAAGGTAACTGGTGGAACATATTTTTGGCAGTTCTCTTTCTTTGATGGTGCTGAGGAAGGTGTATATTTCAAACCTGACAGTACAGAAACATTAGCACCTAAGTTTTCTCACCATAGACTTACTTGCTTCGAGTTTGCAGATGGTTTGAATCCTCTTTCAACTCTTATTGCCTCAGGAACTGTTCCTAATTCTGATTATTCTGCTGTTGCTAATATTCAAGAAAGAACAGACTTAGAGATTTATTATCAGAAAATATCAAAGGCATTTGCTACTATTCCTGATACATCTGGCGATCCATCAGGTGACCAAATTCAGGCAAGAGTTGAAGAAAATAGAATTGTTGGTCCTATTTCTGACGAATATCGTGTTTTCCAAATTACTCGTAATGGACAAACTGCAACAGCAGTTACTGTTGATGAATTGGGAAATGAGAGAAATCATGGATTCTCTGTTGGTGTAAACATTAATATTAGTGGTGTTACTGGTTCAACTGGACCTCAATCTGAATTGGATGCATCATTGTATAATGGTTCGTTTACAGTTACCTCTGCATCAGGTAATGTATTTACCTATCAAATGCAAGGAGAACCGACAGGTAATGCAACTGGTAACAGTATTTCTGTTAAGACGGAGATTGATACTGTTGACTCTGCATCACCATATGCGTTTAACTTGTCACTGAGAAGTGTCTGGGGCATGAATGGTATGCATGGAGATGGTTCTAAGGCAACTGGATTTAAGTCCATGGTTGTTGCTCAGTTCACAGGATTGTCCCTCCAAAAAGATGATAGGGCATTCGTAAGATATAATGCCTCTACTGGTAACTATGATGCAGCAGTCGCTGGCGATGGTGCTCACTTAGATGGTTTTGCTGAATACAGAAAAGGATGGGCACACGAACACATTAAGTGCTCTAATGATTCCTTCATTCAAGCAGTTTCTGTGTTTGCTGTTGGATATGGCACACACTTCACTGCTGAGAGTGGGGCTGATATGTCAATCACGAACTCTAACAGTAACTTTGGAAACACTGCTTTAAGATCTGCTGGATTTAAGGCAAAATCATTCTCTAAAGATAAAGCAGGTGCAATTACTCATATCATTCCACCTAAGGCACTAAACGTTATTTCTACAACTGCTACAGGCACTTCTGGAACTAATACTATCACTCTTGCAAATGATGGTTCTGTGAATGGTGTTATTCAAGGTATGACAATTACTGGTGATAATATTGGAAGTGGTGCATTAGTCTCTTCTTTCAATGTTAATACCCGTGTAATTACACTAACTGTTAATAATAGCGGTACTGTTAGTGGTGGTGTAATTTTTGGTGAAGAAACATCCATCAACTGGGTCAACATTGATATCCAACGTACTGTTGATATTAATGCTGCATTAGTCGGACAGGGTGGTACTGCTGGAACAAGACTTTACCTTTATGGATATACGACTGAGGCATCTCCTCCTACAACGAGAGTACAAGGTTACACCGTTGGTGCTCGTCAAGATGGGACAGGTGCGAGTGCTATTCCCGATAAAATCAACTGCCTCTTAGTTCCGACAACAGGTGCTGCTTCTTCTGAAGTTCGTACTGCTAAAATTTCACCTTATGGTCCTTCTGTTTCTGGTCTAAATGCAGGAGTTTCAGGTTCTCCACTTCAGTTTGATAGCACTACATATACTGTTAATGGTGTTGCTGGTCAAATTGGAGGTTGGTATTTAAGTGTAGATTCCAATGATAACCAAATTTATACAACTCTTACTACCAATACTCAGTACAATAGTGTAAACTTTACTCCTACAACTTTTATTAAAAGAATCCCCGATCCTCGTGACTTACAAGATAGAACATATCGTGTTCGTTATGTAATTGATAAGGATAAGACTAATCCACTTCCTCGTAATCCTCTGTCGGGTTATGTACTACAACCTTTGAATGGTGATACTACAGCATTTGCATTACAAAGAACATTCTATATCTACGATATTGAGATTGTCCAAGAATTTGAAAGAGGTGTTGCCGATGGAATCTTCTATCTTACCCTACTATGTGCATCTATTGCACCTACAACTTCTAACTTTAACGACAGGAAGTTCTCTCAAAACGTCAACGAAGTCTATCCTACGTTTGACAGAGACAACCCTGTTGCTGACCCTGTTGCTTCGATATCCGTCGCTGACAATGAAACTATAGGTCTAGTAAATTCAACTGATGGTGCATCACCTACGCCCAATAAAGATCCTAAGCGTTCTATTACAAAAGAGGGGGTTCAATTCTTATTGACTGATACTGGTTGGACACAACCAAGTACAACACCTAATTACGATTCTGTTAATACTAGACTTTCTGGTGTTGAACTTACTGCTCGTGCAGGTGATGAGGAGACTAGAAAGATTAGTGTTCGTGAAACAAATGATGGTATTGTTGCACCTATTCCAGTAGAACTTAGAAGGCATTCTATTATGCGTTCTGGTAATCACACGTTTGAATATCTTGGTTTCGGTCCTGGTAACTATTCAACTGCATTCCCTCAGACACAAGTAGAGACGCTATCTACTGACCAGATTAAATTCTCCCAGTCTATTAAAGAAGAAGCAGGTGTTGCATTCTACTCTGGTCTTAACTCCAACGGAGACCTATTCATTGGTAACCAGATTATTAACCCTGTTACTGGTCAGATTACGAACGAAGATATTGCACAACTGAATGTTGTTGGTGAAGAGAATACAACGATTGAGACTTTCTCTGAGTTGGTACTGACTGATAAACTCACAGTTATCGGTGGTGCATCTAACCAGTTAGAATCAATCTTTGCTGGTCCTGTTACATTCCAAGGGCAAGTATCTTCTACAAATAACCTCGTTGCGAAGAAGATTACTTATAATAATCAAGATGGTACTGTAATTAAGCAGACTCTTCTTGCACCTGAAGATGCAAACGGACTCCCTAGTTTTGCTAATATCACAGGATATGATACACCTGCTGATGGAGATTTAGTTTATAATATTAACTGGGAACCTGGTAAATCTCTTGGTTGGATTTATTCTGGTGCGTCTTGGTATGAATTTGGTCTAACTGATGTTGGATTTATTGATATTGCGGTTAAGGATCCTCTTAATCCTGCTAATAATTTGACTATTGATGCTGCTGGTACAGTAGGAAGTGGCGTTGGTCTTGGTAGAGACGCTAAAAATGCGTTTAGAGTTGCAGTAGACGGTGACGTTTATGTTGATGGAAATCTTGTTGGTACTGGTCAAGGTTTCGTTGGTTCTGACAAGTATGTTACTAAAACATATACTGGAGATGGTGCGACCCTAACATTTGCGGTTACTACATATACAGGTGTCCAGCATACTGATGATTCTTGTTTGGTATTCCTGAATGGTGTTGCTCAGATTGCAGGTACTAATTACACTGTAGATAGTAATGGTGCAAACATTGTATTTACATCAGGTGATGCTCCACTTGCTAGTGATACAATCCATATTCTTGAGATGCCTATCTAATCTGCTAAATACTATCGGGGTACAACTGTAGTTAACTATGGCAGTTACTAGAATTAGTGATAACCAAATCGATACTGGCACATCGGCAGTATTGTCAGCGTTATCGTTTCTAAGTTCAAATAATGTGTTTAGATTGCCTGTTGGAGCAACAGGCGACCGACCAACATCACCTTCTGTAGGAACTTTACGTTTCAACAGTACGAATGATAATGCTGAAGTTTATGTTGCTGATGTTGGCACTGGTAGTGCTGGATGGACTGAAGTCGCTGGTGGTGGACCTTCCTTAGGTGAAGATAGTGTTATCAGAACTAACAAGGATTCTATCGGTGAAAATCTTACAGTTGGACCTACTGCAAATGGTGATGCTAAGTTTACTAATGGTTTTAGTGTTGGTCCCATCGAGATTAACACTAATCAGACAGTAACAATTGAAGTAGATTCTGTTTGGAGTATTATTTGATGAAATTAAAAGTAGCAAATATTGAAGGTCTTACTGCACCCGATTATCGTCTAACGGTATCACCAGGTACAGCACTTTCTCCTGAAGCAGGATTATCCCTGACTCAAAGTTACTTACCATTGCCCTCTGGTGCAACTACTGCTAGGTATACAGACGCTCCTATAGGTTCTGTAAGGTACAATACTACGACTGCAAAGATTGAGGTTAAAACCTCAACTACAGCGTGGTCAGAAACTAATATGTGATCAAAATATGTCAACACTAAGAGTATCAAAATTAGCAGGGACCGCAACTTCACTTAATCAAGTAAGTGTTCCTGCTGGTAAAAAATTAAAGATTGGTGCTGATGCATCATTGGACCTAAGCGGATTAGACACTGCTTTACAACTTCCTGCTGGCACTACTGGTAACCGTCCAGGTTCACCTGCTACTGGTTATTGGAGATTTAACACCTCTACTAATGTGTTTGAGGTTTATACTGGAAGTGCCTGGGCAACATTAAGTGCCGCTGCAAGTGGTGCCTCTGCTATTGTCGCAGATGGGTCTAGTGCAGTTGCGGCAGCAGATAATCCTGGTGAAGCATTTGCAGCAGGATTAACTTCTGGTAGTGAAGTATGGTTAAAGGTTGGAGATACTTCTCTTCCATATGAATATGATCCTAGCGATAGATTTGGTACGGGTGATGAAGGATGGGCATTGATGAACCATACTTGGTTTGGTACATATGCACCTGCTCATCTAGTTGATTATGAAAGTTTTGGACAACCTTTTAGTATTCGTCCTGCATTTACTGATCAGGCAGATAAAGTAAGTAGAAACACAATTACATCAGGTAAATTTAGAATTGGGATGAACCAGAGACATGACCAATCAGGTTCTGGTGGTGACTCTTTGAGTACAATTCGTATTCAAATGCCTAGAATGACAAAGGCACGTTATTACAAAGATAGTAGAACTAATGGTGGTTCTGATACTGCTGACTATGGTGCTTTTACTCAAAATTTTGATGGTATTAATGGAAATTCTCCTTATCAGGACAATGGTTCTGGTTATTGGCAGTTAATTTGGAGTGGTAGAACTTCTGGTAATGGCGGTTCTATTGGTAATGATTGGATGATTATGGATAATGGTGCTAATAATTCAAACGGTTATGTAAGTAGTGTTCAAACATTTGGTGCTGGCAAACCAGCAACCGACCCCTGGGCAATTTGGGGCACAACTGACGCATACAATGAGTATGTTATATACAACACTTGGCGTATCTGGTTCCACTGAGGTAAAAAACAATGAGTACAGTAAAAGCAAACAATTTAGAAGGTAGCGGTGGTGTTATCCGCAACGATAAGGCAGCAGTTCAGTTATCCGATGGATCTCTTAATGTCGTAGGTGCATTAGAGATGGATAATGCTGCTAGTATTGTTTTACCTAGTGGTGATGCAGATGACCGTCCAACTCCTGCTTCTGGGCAGGTTAGAGTTAATATGGTATCTGGATCGGGAACCCTAGAGGGATATAATGGAACTGAATGGGTTTCTTTAACAGCACCTCCAGCGCAACCAATTCCTGGTTCTTCAGCAGAAAATCCAGCAGCATCTTGTTATGATATGTTAACCGATGATGGTATTACTCAGAATGGTTTTTACTGGATCGATTCTTCTGGCGCACCAACATTAACTTGGTGCTTTATGGAAGCACCTTGGGGAGAACCTGACTATAGTTTGCTTACTCCATATGGAGATATGAGTCAGACATATAATAATAATTATGGATGGTTCCACCATGATGATAGAGATGGTGGCAATATGACTGGCAATGCGCGGGCAAAAAATCCTGGTTCTGAATACTTTGTGTATTTCTGTGATGGTTGTAGTGAGGCAGATACAAGATATAATTATCCAGCACCATCAGGACATGTTATTCACTGGTATGGTGCAAGAAGTCATTGTGGTGGAGATAGGACATTTGGTTTCCCTGGAATGACAAATAGTTGTTCTAATAATATTGCTAATTACAATTGTAACCAGGTGTTTAGATTTAATGGAGTTACATCAACTAACGTAGGATTTGAGCAACACGCCGATAACTGCGGTGACCCTAACGAAGCAACATTAGTTGTCGTTTCTAAAGTAAATGGAACAGACAGACCTGCTCCTTCAATTAATACTTGGAAGGCATATTTTAGAGATGTTGGTTGGAGATACGGCGGAGTTAATAGTCAAAACGGTTGATATATATGGTATAATAGTTATTATCTGAATAAATTATGGCATTTGAATATACGCCTTGGGCGGATGCTTGGAACTGGTTATGTGAAGGTGAGCATACTGTTGTGAAATGTGTTATGCTTGTTGATGATTCTTGTCCAACTTGCGCCAAATTTCATGATGAAGTTATTGGAAAGTTAGAAGAAGTTTATCCTTGGTTTGAAGTAAAATTTGTAGGGGCAAAGGATCTACCATTTCCTCCTGCCTCTGCACCAACAGGACACTTTACATATAACTTTAAACATGAAAAACTAGGATTTCCTGAGATTCGTGCAGGTGCTGGTCCAGCACACTTAGTTGAACGAGATATTGTCACTATGCGTGCCATGAATGTATATCAAAAACATTACTCAGAACTTACAGAAGAGGAAAAACACCAAAACGAATTAGATAAAGTAAATGGACATTCTTGATAGATTCAAAGTTCCTGTTGAAGTACAGGAAGAAAGGATGGATTTGTGTTTGCAATGTGAGCACTTCTTTCGTCCAACAAAACAATGTAAAAAATGCGGTTGTTTCATGGGAATTAAAACCTGGGTGAGAGATTTAGAGTGTCCTATTGGTAAGTGGGGTAAGTATGGTAGTGGTGTATCTTGGGATGTGAATGAAGAACAACCAAATGATAATGCTTGGGGGCAATATGACTCTAATTAGACAACTTAAAAATCCAATGACTGAGCATTATCAGTCATTGAAAGATTATTCTCTAAGTTCTGACATTCTATTCACGTATCATGGAGCAACGTGCGATGGAAACTCATCTGGAGACATATATGGTAGTGATACACCGTTTCTTTCTCATTTAATCTTAGGTAGACCTAGACCTAATAATGGTGCATATCCTCAAGAATGGGTGGATAGGGGATTAGTTCAAAGAATTGATCATGCTTTACAACAGATTTTGTATGTTAATAATATACAACTTGGTTGTTGGTTTAGAATTAACATAAATTCCATTCCTACTGTACCTGAGAATGATGCTTGGGGTGCAATTCATAATGACCATAATTTTGACCATACAAATATGATTGTATATCTCAACACCCCTAAGTGTGGAGGTGGACAAACACGAGTATACAATTCTAAATGGAAACCTAATCTTACTGAGGAACCATCTTGGGATGAATATGAAGATCACTTTCCCAAAGAAGATGATGTGATTATATTTCCTGGTAGACATTTTCACCATGGAAAAGGTCCAATAATTCCTGGAGATAGAAGGACATTTATTGTTGCAACTTTCCATGAGGCAATACGTGCCAGTTAAATTGGTGTCACAGGGGGGTTGCAACCCCTCTTTTTTTATGCTATATTGTATAGGTAAACAAACGACAGGACCATGCCTCAATTCACTCTCATCTGTACCGATGAAGATTCTACAGTAACAACTAAAGAATTTGAAGCAACTATCCTAGAAGATGTTGTAGACAAGACAGAAGACTTTCTGAAGGGTGTTGGTTATTGTTTTGAAGAGTTGCGTACTCAAGTATATCCTCTTCCTGAAGTAGATGAAATTCAGTCTATTTACAGGGATGTAGACTAATACATATTACTGTAGTTTACTTTTACTGAAACCTTCAATACAATGGGTAAGACTTTTCGACGTGGTGGTAATGAACGGGGTTACTATGCTCCTGGCAAATCTATTCGTGACAAACGTGCAAAAGGTGGCACTAATCGTTCAAACTGGGCAGATGAATCAAATTATGACAATTTCTCCAAAGGCAACAAAAGAAGAAAGTTTGATCCCGAAAGAGATAACGATACTGGATGGTATTGAAGTTGAAGAGATTGAGTTTGATGATTCTTCTGAAGTAGATTACGACCTTGACTACACCGTACAGTATTAATTCCATGGACTTTGATAAAGAATCGCAAGACATTAAGTTCAACCGAGGACTTGATTTGTTCATGGAATCTGTCCTTAAACCAGACAGTAAATTGCGTGAGTGTGCTCACAACCAAAAATGTTACACCGAACTGATGTATGTCCGTTCCTATGTTCTTGACTATCTAAAAACTCTAAGAAGAGACGACTGATGCAATTTCTACACTCACCAATCCTTGACAGGGATGAGAAGATGGTCTTAAAAGATGCGTTAATTTTGTATGTCTCGGACATACAAAAACGCTTTTATGCCGATGGTGTAATTCCTGAAGATGTGTATCTGAGTAAGATGAAACACGTAGAAGAAATAGTTGAAACATTACATTTAAGCGAACTCTATCGCCAGTGACAATCTGCAAGGTGTCCACTACACCTTGCCAACCTAAACAATCTATGCAATACTAATGATGTTGGAAAAAGACATTCGCCTATTGAACAAAGTCATCAAGAAAGGCGAAAGTGGTGAAGTCAGATATTCTGACGATGAACTAATCAAACTCAAAACAAAACGTTCTCAGTTAAAAAACTGGAAACGTTCAGCACAAATCTCTCAAAACAATGGTTTCGGACAGTATCTCAATGAACAAAATGATGACTGATGACACTTTCGGTGTCTCTTGGGAAGAGACTGATAAGGTTCAAGTTCAGGAAGATGATTGGGTTTCTTCTATCCTTGGCACCGAAAGTGATGCAATTTATGATGTTCTCTCTGAAATTCAATGAAAAGGGACTATGATCGCTGGCGTATTCTCTGGAAGAAGGAGAAGAAACCAGGATTTTATGCAACTCAAGAAGTTGTAGTTTATGGAATGCACAATGTTGAATATGTAATCGACAATCTTGTGCCAGAAAATGTAAACTGGGACGTTCTTCCCATGTGACAGTCAGCAAACTGGTCGGGCACCCTTGACGGGGTGCCTTTTTTGTGCCATACTATAAGAGTCAAAGGAAAAGCATGATTTTTGATTTTGAAACTGAGTATCATTGGGGTGCTCTCATGGTCAAACTTGTTCCTATGTTTGCCATGGATGTTTACAAAGCATCCGATGATGAGTTAGTATGGGTCTTTGATGTGAACAATCCTAAAAATGGTTATCATGTCCCTGCTCGCAATCTCTCCACCTATTCTTATTGATTATGCGTAAACCATTCCTTAAGTGGGCAGGCAACAAGTATAGAGTGCTAGACCATTTACTGCCTCTGATTGGTACTCCAAAAACATATGTTGAACCGTTCGCTGGTAGTTGTGCAACAGCATTGAATGTTGATGCTAAACGATATGTATTGAATGATATTAATGCTGACCTTATCAATCTTTATAAGTATCTGATTAACCCAAACGACGATAGTTTTATTCAACACTGTGGCGACTTCTTTCGTCCTGAGAATAACGACAAGGAAGAATATATTTCTCTTCGTAAGTATTTCAATGACAGCACTGATACACTAGAACGCTCACGTCTGTTTGTATATCTCAACCGTCACTGTTTTAATGGTCTGACTCGATATAATTCTGGCGGTGGTTTTAATGTGCCATTTGGTAAGATGAAGAATCCAATGTTACCTAGCACGGCAATGATGGACTTTCGTATGTATTTTCTCATGCGTAAGCATATCTTTGCTAACGTGCATTTTGATGACGGTCGTTTATATGCAGGACTAGGATCTGGTGATGTAGTATACCTAGACCCTCCCTATGTTCCTGCTTCTGATACTGCTAACTTCGCAAGTTATGCCAAGCAAGGATTCTCTTATGATGAGCAAGTTGCACTAGTAAAGAGAGCAGAATCTATTGCTAGTAAGGGTGCTAAAGTTATCGTTAGCAACCATGATACTGACGTTAGTAGAGAACTATACAAAAATGCAAAAATCTATTCGTTGCAGGTGTCCCGTAGCATCTCCGCCAAGGGTAGCAGCAGAAAAAAGGCAAACGAACTGATTGCTGTGTACCAGTAGATTGAACTGTCCACCATCGCTTGCAAAGCACCTCAAAGGGTGCAATACTATAAGAGTCAAAGGAAACGATCAACCCCATGGCAACACACGCATCTCGCCGCACTGACAAAACTGGTAAGGACTTCGAGAACCTATGTGAATATATCTTGTGCCTCTCTGGTGTTAACGTAGAGGAGCAAGTAAACATCGGTTTGCGTCCTACAGGTGGTGCTCACAATACAGACCTAATCGTTGATGAGGAAGTTATCGTTTCTCTCAAATATCAGGACGTTGCTGGTACTGCTGAGGAGAAGATTCCATACGAGCAGATGTGCTTACAGCACGCATGTGAGACTTATGGATATAAAAAAGCACTCATAGTTCTTGCTGGTCCTGGTTGGACACATGACGATTCTTATCGTGAAAATGTGTTTGGACAGTGGATGAATACTCCTGATGTTTCTATCATCAACTTTGATGAGTTTCTTGATGAGTTTCAACTATGGGAAACCTTCCTGTCTGAAGTCCTGTGACAGTTAGTTAAACTGTCCACTACCACTTGCAAAGCACCTTAAAAGGTGCAATACTATAAAAGTCAAAACAAACATCCATGACAGACCTCACCAAACTGGTAAAAGATATTGAGACGGGCAATCGTCCTTCCAATGATATTGACATCACTCAATTTTTCATTAAATTAAGTAATGGTGAATATGTTCCTGATATGAGTACACGTATTCAGGTGCGTAATCGAGATCGTGATGTAGATTTTGTTGAGAGAACTGTTAATAAGATTAATAAAACTGGTGATAGAAGTAAACTTTCCACTCTGACTACTGTATTCTTTCCTAAGACAAATGCAGTAAAACTTCTCAACGGAAACCATACTGCTGAGATTGAGTTGTTGTTGGGACTGCGAAAAGCAGGTGCTAACTCTATCAATTTTGATACAGAGTTGGGTGGTAAAATGTCACAGGCACGGCGTCTTGGTAATCTACTCAACCGTGAAGAAGTAGAACGCAATTCTACTTCTGCTGATGACGTAAGAGGAGAACTCTATGCAATCATGGACGAACGTATTGCTGAAGGAAAAGATGCAAAACCTTCAGAAGATGAACTTCAAGAACTAATCGATCTATATCCTTTTGTTAGTCGCTTAACAATTGGGCAATGGATTTCTTATCACGCTCAGGGTGGAAGCAGACGTTCTCCTTTGAAATCTTACTCAGGAGAAGAACTTAAGCAACAGAAAGAATTTTACACTAAGCAGAGAAAGTATCGTGGATATGTAATCCTGGCACCTCGTACACTTGGTGCGTGGGAGAGTACAGGAGTTGCACAATCATTCATTCAATGTAAGAATGAAAATAAGACTAAAGTTCTTGTTCCATTCTATTGTGCTTCTGTTGCAGAGTCAGAAAAACTTGAGAAAGGCGAAGATGTAAAAATTGAAAAATTTTATAAGGAACTTGGTGAACATTTTAATCTTACATTTGAGGTTGATTTTCTGAGTTGTGAGTGACTTGTGACAGTCGCTGAACTGGTCTGGACCCCTTGACTGGGGTCCATTTTTATGCCATACTATAAGAGTCAAAGGAACGCCATTCAATGCAACTCCGTCCCCACCAGCAACGCGCCTTCGATGC